TGTATAGTATGTAAGATGATGAATAGTTACTATAGTCTGGATGAAATGGATATTTACCATGCTCAATCACAGCTAGAGTCATTGACGGCTCACATATCACAAGCATATGCGAAACTGGAAGAACAAATAATTACAAACGAAAAAAGACATATTGAAGAAAAAAAAACGATTAGTTCAGATAAATTATTCTTAGCTAATAAATTAGTAGAGAAGGAGGAAACGCTTTCTACTTTGACAGACAAGGTGATCTCTCAAAAACAACAGATTGAATCCTTGACAGCCGAGGTTGCCTCTCAAAAACAACAGATTGCGTCATTAGAGAAACAAACTCCGGAACCCGTTGAAACACCGGAAAATAAATTTGATATGTTACGCAGTCAAGCCAAAGAAATTTCAGCCAAAGACAAAGAAATTATGCGATTGACGAAAGAAATCGTTAAATTAAAAGAACTGAATGAAGTAACGAGTAATGTCACTATGACTGTGGTAGAATCACCGGAGCCGGTTGAAGGATGGTCTCCTACGACAAGCACAACACCCAAACCAGAAAAAGAGGTTCCTGAAATCAGTTTAGAGGAAACACCAACGGATAGCGAAGTGAATAAAGATGAGGTTGTTGATGAAGATGAAGATGAAGATGAAGATGAAGATGAAGCTCTATTTGAAATCACCTATCGTAAAATAAAATATTATCGTGATAACAACAATAAAGTGTATGAAAAATTAGATGATGGAGAACCCGGTAATTATATAGGGGATTGGATCAAGGATGGAACCTATAAATCGGGTAATGATAAATATAAATTAGTCAAACTATAACTGATCTTTAATTAATTTTAGTTGGTCGATTTGTTTATCTAATTCTTGTTTCGGAGAAAAGGCGGGTTGAGATGAATCAGAGTCACTATCCGATGTTTCTTGGCTCAGTATTTCATTGATTAAAACTACAAAGATAATTGTGACAGTTAAAGCAATCACAACATCACGCGTAGCCATAAATACTGACGAAAAGATGACTATTTTGCGAAACCAATCACTCTTAACAACGGCCCTATGTTCATCGGATAATTCCTCTATAATGAAACGGGCCCCAATATTAACCAACAACATAAGTAAGCCTATGAATAGTTTATTCTCTGCTAATTGATCAAAGTATATTTGTAAATATTCTAAGACATTCATTAATAAGAATTATATTTTATTTTATTTTCTAATTCATATATAAGTATGAATTACTGTTCTTTGGAAGAAGCCTGGGGCTTAGACTACAAAAGAAAACAAAAGAAGTCTAAGAGAGAAAGAAAAAGTGAAAGAATGCAAAAGAAAATATCCGATACAATGGATCCTCAGATATTAATACCTCAAATGGCCGACACACGTCAAACCTATCGGTCTACCATCCCTGACTACAAACAGGCTACGGGAATAGATGGATATGATTCGCTCACACCCGAAGTGGGCTCTCCCTATCAATCAAGAAGCGATCCTGTTAAGCGAAGCAATGAAATCGTGGAGGCGAATAATCGGGTAACTGAACAAGCCCTAGGAGCCAAGATGCCTGGTCCTATGATTCAACCTATCGCTGTATCGGGTCCTCCCAATCAAATGATTCAAATCACTCGGGGTGAATATGAATCACTCAAAAATCGTTATGTAGAGGGCTTTTCCAATAGCACCCCTACGGATGATCAATTCAATCAATTGTTATTGTTTATTTTCACCGGAATCTTCTATTTATTGATGTTAGATACCATGTATCAATTGGGAAAGAAATCGTATTAAAGATTCAACGTTTTCACTTGGAATATCTGTTTTGTTTTTTCTTCTAATGAATTTAGTGAGCTCTGATCATACACAAAGGAACCCGTAGGTTTGTAATCATTAACCGATTTGTAGGTTGAGGGTGCTTTCGCCTGTGGTTTACTTTGCACAGTTTTACTGGCTTTCACTCGTTCCATAGATTTCTTTTTCTCGGTCCAATCAATCACCAACCAATTGGGATGTAAATACATAATTTTAAATCCATTTTTCTCTAAACTATGGATTAAATAGGTTCTGAGTTCAGTTATATCATATAAGGGGACTCCTATTATAAATTCAGGTATCGCAAAAAAACACACCGTTAATTCATGTTTGGAATATTGCTTGATCCGAGTATGACATTGTCTAAGAACTTTATCGTAAATTTCAATTCTACGAGCTTGTTTGGTTTGCGTGGTTTCAAATAACGAGTTAATATCCAATTGACTTGACATAAATATATGTTTAACAATATTAAAAAAATTCAATGATAACTTAATGAAGATTGATACCTTGGTATTTTCGGGGGCTTCCACAAAGATAACTCTATTTATTGGTATTTTGCGATGTCTCTATGAACAGCGTATATTGACTCCTGAATTAGAGGGGATCCACACAATCTATACTTGTTCTATTAGCACTCTAATTGTGATTTATATGTTATTAGGTCTTTCGTTAGATGTTATGGAACACTGTTGTATGCAAGGTAATTTTGAAAATCTAATTAATCTAGATGAAATCAATATTACAGGATTAGTGGACAACTTTGGCTTAGTCAGTAACGAGTTACTAGGCACCTTAGTTATAAATCTCCTCAAAGAGAAATTCAATCGTGAAGATATGACATTACAAGAATTATATGAATATAAACCGATTTGTTTATCGGTCAAATGTGCGAATATATCAAAGAATAAAATAGACTATATTAACCATACAACCGACCCAGATCTATCAATTATTACACTGTTACGTATGACAACTGCCATACCCTTTTTATTTAAACCCGTAATCTACAAGGGGGATATGTATTTGGATGGTGGTATCAATGGAGCCTATCCCGTGGAAAAAGCTACCGAAAACTATCTAGGAATATGGGTTCGGGGAAATGATTCTGATTCGGTGGAAGCCGATAATCTACTGAGTTTTATGTATAAATTAGGAACCTTAAAACAATTTGATGAACAAAGGCTCCCCCGACCCAATACAATCATGTGTTATAGTGATATTCATTTTTCCAATTTCACGTTGTCTCAGGAAACCAAACAAGAATTAATTACTCTGGGATACAAGACAACTCTCAAACATATACAAACTCATTCACTTACCAATGACTTACCTACCAATGACTTACCTACCAATGACTTACCTACCAATGACTCACTTAGCGAATATCGTGAGGATACAACCCCCACATGAGTAACCGCTGAGCCTCGGTAGAGGTGGCCTCTGTTTCAGGTTGAACCACATACTCACGACTCGGTTCCCTTTGAAATACATACTCTTGATTGTTCCATTGGGAGTGGAGATAGTTGTTATACGATTCACGATTGTATACATTTCGTAAGAGTTGTCGAGACTTTTTGTTACGAAGAATCTCAGCTATACTATTCTTTTCTTTGGTAATGCTCTCTTCATACTCTTTGATATCTTTCAGTTGTTGTTGGAGTTTGCGAATTTCATCTTGATTCTCATCTTCCCCTTCTTTTTTCAAAGATTTGATAGACTTCTTAATCGATACCTCTAGCTTCCGGTTGTCGCTCAATGTATCATCGTGTTTCAATTGATTCCATTGAGCTTCTAGAGTAAGTTCAGCTTCATCCAAGAATGATTTACGCCACTCACGAAACTCCTTATTTTTCTTGCGGTTTTCAAGGGTTTGTGAATACGCTACGTTTCTCTCACTAGCTCTCTTCTGTCTTCGTGAATCAGTCCGATAGCTTTGATTTCCAACGAGAGGAGGCTTACGATCCAATTGGTCTTCCAGTGATTCCGAATAGTCGCTTGGAAATTGAAGCAGTTCTTTTCTCACGTAACGAACGCCGTGTTCCTTGAAATCAATCCGAAGCACACTGCGCGCTGATTTCAAACCACCTTCTTTTTCCAAGACAGTTCCCTTAGTCCCATTCGGAATATGCGTCTTATGTTTGTATTTAGAGGAACCAATGTAAATTACCTCTTCACCCGCTACAAAATCCAAGTGAGAGACACGAGGATTTCGGATGTAGCCATCGCTAGAATACGGTCCTGAGTTTTGTTTCTTGTCAGCACCCGTGTGGAGACCACCGAAGTTCTTACCGTTCCACGATCCACCACCCATGTTTAACTTACTATCTAGACCCCAGTTACGTTTAAGTTGTTTTGCTTGTATTTAATTATAATGTATACTTATATATACATATGTATGAAGAGAGAAAACCGGTTGCGAAGTGGTCTGGTAATATGATGGGCTCAAGTAGAAATAAACTAACTAAGGTTACTGTCTTTATATTCAAACCAACGAAAACAAATTATTATGTATCTGTAAAATTTAAAGGACCTAGATCGTTACCTGTCTATGGACCGTTGAAAGGAGTTACTGTATTAAAACCATTAGAAGAAAAAAAAGGGGAAACCCATAGATTAGTTATCAATTATTCAAAGACAGGTAGTCATCAGGGTGGCCCTAGGTATAGTTTTACACAACGTGTAGTGTTATTTTTCAAGGATAAACGAGTAATGGAGTCATTATTGAAATTCTTAAAAAAATATACATCTAAGATAGTTGATAAACGTATGAGGAAAACTAAGAAACGCAAACACAGTAAGAAACGCACTAAACGAAGGTAAAATCCTTATTCATCTGGAATAATGAGGTTAAACTTAGGCGTTCTCAATGAACCATTGGGCTTACCCTCTTTCATATTCTTACCAATACTCAAACCATACACAGTCTTTTCTTGCCATTTGTATAAATCGTCTTTTGTCTTTTTCTTGTCCTGAACCTTGTATCCTTGTTTCTTACACCATTCTGTGAATAGGAAATACAAGTTTTCATAATCCCCTGGAGCTCTCTCAATACCATCTTCGTCCACAAGGTTATCACCCACTTCACAACATTGGTCGATCCATTGACCCACGATGTCATTGTCATTGCGATAGGCCTTAGTCTTGTTATTAACTTGCTTGGGAACCGTGATACCCTCCTTGTCATACTTCAACCATTCTTCCAATAGGATGGCCAAGAATACCTGAGGCCAGGCTTGTAATTTAGCTCGTAGAGTCTTGTCTCGCTTGAATACGTTCTTAGATGGATTTACTTGATTCACATCATCAATAAATCGTGAGATGAAATCCACGACTTCCAAACGACGCCATGTTCCATCGTCATTGGACGGAATGCTCGGTAAATCATTACACATGAGGAGCAGTTTAAACTGAGGAATAAATTCAATGGGATCTTTGAATAAGCCACGAGCAATAATCTTATCATTACCCGTGAGTTCTTTCATTAATCCAATATTGATGTTCTCGTTGGCTTCTGGCTCTTGCATCACGACAAAGCGTAAGCCCTTGGTTCGCTCCATCTCGGGAGTCGCCGAGTTAGATGAAGACCGCTTACTCGTAATCAACGATACAGGCAATCCTCCCGCATAATTCCCGAGAACCAATTGCATCAATTCAATCAACTTGGACTTACCGTTACCACCTGAACCGGTCCAAATGTAGAATCCCTCATCCCGATTTTCACCCGACAAACACTTCGACAAGAATCGGAGAGTGTAGTCACGAACTTCATCTATCGGAACAATCTGTTTGAGGAATTCCAGGAGATGACGCTTGAGTATATCGTAGTTGGCGATATTTTCTTCCATAGCCGAAGACAAGTCCTTTACCTTGATAGGTAACCGTTCTTCCCCAATTGACAACTCATATCCCGTAGACATCGTCAAGTAATCTTCGGGTCTCCCTTCTCGCAAAATACCCTCTTTCAAATCCACAACACCATTTTCAAATCCAAGCAAATTCACATTCGCATCAAACAGCTCAGCGACATCCTTCTTGTAAAAGAGATTTCTCAAACTGTTCATCAGTGTCGTGACATAGGAATCTTTTAACAGCTTCATTTTGATATTGAGTATATTCTTCAACCAACGACCCTCCTTACTTCGTCCTTCTTGAATATCTTTTCGTTCATCATCCGATTCAGCATTGTCCAGCGCTTCTTGTTTTAGTTTAGAATACACCTTTTCATACTCAGTGTAGATATTGTAAACTTTCTCGTGAATCGCCATACGAAGCTTGGTTCCTTCCACAGTCTTTTCCCAGCGAGTTCCGTTAAAGTAATACCATTGGTCACGAACGTTGACCGAGATAAATTCATTTTCAAAATACTTGTGAATTACCTTGGCAATCAAGTAATCGGCATCAGAACCATTCTTAACTGACTTGTCTACCAAATCCGACACACTGTTTCGTTTGACCTCATCAAATAGTTCTTCATTGTCTTGTTTGGCCCACTTGACCAAAGAACCGATGCCGTATTTCGGTCCGTCATAGGAGCTCGTTGAATTGAGAGACCATTGTTTGTCACATCCCTCTGGATCATAGCTGTCAGACAATCGGCTAAACTCTTTCCATTCAGGGAGCAACTCGGTGTTGATGTTGTGAAGACAGAAACCCACGCTGAGCCATGACTCATATTCTGTAGCTCGCTTTTTAGATAAACACGTAACTAATCCACGAACATACTTCAACTCATTCTCTTCTACCAATTTGTAGGGGTTAATCACTTGATTGTTATCTACGTAGTAGGCTGCGTAAATGTCGTCTTCTTCAGCCATAGTATTACTACTAGGAGGCGGTTTAGGTTTAAGTCGGTTTTCCACTAGTTCGGTATACGCTACATTCTCTTGTAACGTAGGCCGAATCATACTCATTTCATTCATAAATAATTCATCGGTATAAATAGGGATATCACCATCCAATAAATCGTCTTGTCGTTTTTCAGCGTCGTGACCTACCATCAAGAACAAATACCGAACTAAATACGGGTCTTCTCCTGGTTTGCGACACAAATAGGGCATCCATCGGGTAATTTTGTAGTCTGTGAGTGTGTCATCTAAGTTGGAGGGGGGAATCTGACAAGTTTCGCGAAATATCTGGAACAAGGCCTCCTGTTTTTCTTGAATCATCTCACCGAGAATTTTGTAAGCTGGTTTGGAGAGGATTATCTTGGGAAAGACAATATGAATCCCATCTTTACTCTTGTATCCTGATTTGTCACAAGGATAGGGTTTCTCTTTCAAAAGAACATACACATCATTGTATTTCTTCTCATCGTCAATCTCAATCACATCCTTGACACAACACCAGAGAAACTCCAATACACCTTTCAAACAAGTTACATTGATTTGAGATTCAGTAACCTCGTCAGAATACTTGATATCCAGATCAAAGATCAAAGGTAATACATCTCCAATCGTCTCGGTCAAAGGAGGAACGGTTTCTCCCTTGGCATAAGCCTTGCGAATTAGTTTGTAGAATGTTTTGCTTTTTTCGGGAGGGATATACCACTTACCTCCTTGGATGGATGTAACATTCGCTTTCTTTGAATCCGATGTTCGCGAGCACCCTAAAAATTCAGATAGCCCCATAATAATAGGATACTTATATTTAATTTTTAAATCAAATTTGCCAATAGATAAGAATACACCTTATCTTGTAAGTAGAGATGATTTGGGAACCGGTAGGTATCTTGACAATTTTTTAAAATTACTTGTTTTTTAAATGACTTCTGGATATTTTGATTTAAACATAAGTAGAGCCTAGTATCTAAACTATGTCTTCTAACGCAATTAAGCGTATTCTCAAGAAAGATATCAAGTCAATCCAAACCCAAAAATTGAATGAGTTGGGTATTTACGTTGAATTTAATGAAAGCAATATGTTGGAAGCTGTTGCAATGATTCTGGGGCCACCCGACAGTGTCTATCACAATGGTATCCTGTTTTTCAAGATCGTGTTTCCTCACAATTATCCGTATGCTCCACCGAAAGTTCATTATATTTCAAGAGGTTCCCTTCGTATCCATCCCAATCTCTATACGGGCACGGCCCGAGACAATTATTTAGGGAAAGTGTGTTTGTCTATTTTGGGAACATGGTCCGGTCCCAAGTGGTCTACGATTATGGATATCAGTAGTGTTCTCATCTCCATTCAATCGTTACTCGATATGAATCCCTTAGATCATGAACCCGGATTCACCGGTAAAACAAGTGAAGTTCATGAGAATTATAGGGAGTGTGTCTGTTATGAGAGATTTAGAACTCTCATTTATAGGAATATATTTGATATTCCAGAGCCCTTTGTCATATTTAAACCAATCATACAACAACATTATGAATCCAAGAAGCAAGAAATACTGGATGAAATACAAACTCGTATTTTATCGGGTATCAATAAAGAGACATTGTATATACCGATCTATCGTATTCGGTGTAAATTAGATTATACAGCAGTAAAACAAATGATAGAAGTGAAGGAACTCACTTCCGCTTAGTTTTCTTGCGTTTGTTAGACCTACGCGTAGGTTTAGATACATATCGTTGGACGGCTAGTCCGGTTCCACTGAATAAGGCTGTCAAACCTCCCAATATTCCGGCACCGCTCGTAGCCGTGGCCCCCATACACGGAGCACACGTGGCAGCGGCCAAAGGAATCGCTCCTCCTCTCTGTCTTCTCGTGACACGTTTCTTTCTCTGTGAGCGTTGTTTCGTCTGTTGTTTCGTCCGTTGTTTCGTCCGTTGTTTCGTCCGTGGTTTTCTAGACCTCCGTGTTCTCTTTCTCATATATAATATACGCTA